TTTTAGATTGCCTACTGTAATTTGAAATTGATCTCCAATCTCAATATTTTTAGGCACATCTAGCGGTGTGTAATACAGCATATTGCCATCATATTCTGCATCATGAATAGCCATGTGGGTAATAACACCCCAATCTGTTGTTGCTGTATTCCATTGCATTAAGTTTTCGTTAGTAGATACACCATCAAAAGGCTCTGATAGTTTTAACTCAAATCTTGTGTATGTTGCTCCCTCTACCTCTCTGCCTGTGTCATCTTTTGTTGGGTCTGTTGTATATAACGACACCCAAACCTTTGTAGGCGGAGTAAAGGGTACTTGTCTTGTTGTGGTGTTAATTAGCTTATTAGCCAAATAGTTTGAAAAGTCCATTTTTTTAAGTTCCTGTTAAGTTGTAATTTGTACTGCTAGTGGTTGAGCTGGAAATTCTGATTGCTCGTCTGATTTAGTTATGCTTGTTAATCCTCTTGTGTATAATGCTTCCCATGTAGTTAGTCTTTCATCATTCATTAGGAATGGAGCTGACTCTACTAATGATGCGTATAACAGTAAGTCAGGACATACTTCTAAATATTCGTTAGAAGGATTAGTGTCTGACAATACCTTTGGTATCTTGTAGTATGTCATATTTATTGTACTAGAGCCTGTAGGTCTAGGTGCTAACACAAAGTTATTACTTACCAATGTATAATTAACAGGAACACCATTACCACTAACATTATCTAATCTGTAGAACTGTGACACAGTTTTAAAGTTAAGATTTACAATAGGGTTTGCATCTATATGTATGTCTTTCATCTCCAAGAAATCTGATGGAGTTGGTACTTGAAAACCAGACGTTAGGTTGTAAGTAGACTGTTGCAGTGTTTGTCTGAGTCTTAAATCTCTGTTAAGTCTCTTCTCTGCTAATGCTACAAACATAGGTATCTTGTCAGTTAAATCTTGTCTTGCAAGATAATCTGCTATGTTGATCTTTAAATTGTCATACGAAGTAAATGCTGGCATTTATAATTTTCCTGCTTTCGTTCTAAAAAATAAGTTATCCGGGTCATTTAACCAAGCAAAGAAACGCTTTTGGTCTCTTACTTCAAACCCTTGCATAATTCCTTGTTTGTTTAACTTGTCTATTGCAGTAAATGGAATGCTAGCTACTTTATTGCCAAATAACTCATCTGACCACTTTTTGTCTGCATTATTGTAATCTTTTTTATTCTGTTCTATTAATTCAGTAACGTCTTGTGACTGCTCAATAGTTATTTCATCCTTATCATTAAGTCCAACGCTTGTTACTTTGTTGTTGTTTGGGTCTCTAAATTTTTTCATAAAACTCCTATAAAGGTAATGCCCCCGAAGGGGCAATAACCATATTACTTAGCTAAGTCAGCAATGATTGCGTGAGCTTTTTCGTTTTTAACAACGAGTGTGTACTCAACGTTCATTAGGTGTTTCTCTGAATCACCCATTTTAGCAAGTTTAGTTTGCTTAAACGGTCTGAGATACGCCACGTTTGCCATTGAAGAATCTAGTATAAATGCTGTGTCAGCACCATTTTCTTGCTCTGGAATAAATCTATCAGGAACCACTTGTAATGTGCCAAAATCTGACAAATACACATCGGCAGAGCCAATGATTGTTGTTGGTGATGATTTAGGAGCTTGATAACGCTGTCCTGCAATACCAGCAAATGTTGAAACTACTTGTTTTTGTGTCGGTGACACTAATAACATAGTTGGAGTTCCACCATTTTCATATGCTGATTTAACTGCTTCTTTTACCATATCTTCAGTAAATGCCGCCGCTGAACCATCTGTACGAGCAGTTGTACCTTCTGAACCTGCTGTACCTGCGCCTACATAGTTAGACTCTAACCATGTTTGTAAGCCACCTAATTTACGAGGTGCTGATGAGCTACCTGCATCTGCTTCTTGGTTTGAGAGTAGGATTGACTCCATATCTCTTTTGATTTCAGCAGAAGCTTTAGCTAGTTGGTACGCTGTTTCTGTAGAACGACCTGCTTTATCTACTACATCATCTGTAGTTGACACTTGGATAACTTTGTCAGAAATTTGAGTTCTGTTACCAACACGAGTTGTAGGTGTTAGAACTGCTGAAGTTGCATCCTGACCCTCAACTTGTGCGTTATCTAAATCTACGTCAGCTAGGTTGTCTGTTTGCCATTCATGGTATGTGTTTTTAGCTTTAGTTCTGCCAACAGTTGACATGAAAGGTGTTGTTGTAGGTGAGATATCATATATCGCATCCTGTAAGTCTTCACGAATACCAATGGTATCGTAGGTTTTATATGTTGCCATTTTGTTTCCTCATTTTAAATAAAGTTTTTAAATACTGAAGTGGCATCCTCTATACTGCCAGATGACTTCAATCGTTTTTTCTGTTTAGTGTAGATATCAGTATTAGCAACTTTTTTAGACTTTGATGTCATTTTAGGTGCGTTTGATACTTTTTTATTAACACCTGGTTTGGCTTTTTGAAGTCTGTCATATTCCATAGCCTTTTGTAATATAATTACATGGCGATGGTCATAAACTTGTGAAAGTTCTTGGTCGCTAAACCCTACACTTTTCCCAAAGCTACGAATATCATTCTTGATTTGTTCAGCTTTCTTTGGGTCAGAAAATTCCTTTACTTTTTCCACTAACATTTTAGATTGTTGGGCAACAAATTGTGCTTGCTGATTTGCTCTATGTTGATTTGATTCTTGAGCTAGTCTAGCTTGTTCTTGTTGTACTAACTGTATCTTTTTATTTGCTTCTGTGTTTTCTGCGACTCTCACCGCATAAGCTATCGGGTCATTTTCCTTTAATAATTGTAAATCTTCCTCACTATTTTTACCTTGCTCTAAAATAGATTGTACTTGATTTAACCTTTGAGCATATTGCTCTCTTAGATGCTGTGCTTCTTGGATTGCTTTAGCTTCTGCTTCTACAGCTTTACGCTGGTCTGCTAATGCTTGACTTTTCTTGGTATAATCATCGCCTTTTTGATAACCACTTACAAGCTCTTCTAGGGTGACATCTTTCTCTTCACCACCAGCTTTAACTCGGTAAGTTTTGCGTTCTTCTACCTCTACTTCGTCTTCTTCTGAGTCTTCATCTTCTTCTTCAGTAGCCTCTGGTTCGTCCTCTTCGGATTCCTCTTCTACTTCTTCTTCCAATGCTTCTTCATCAGTTTCCTCAACGGAGGAAATGCTAGAAATTTAATGAGATGGGGAGATATGAAATCTGTTGCCGATACGGCAGGTTTTATTCTAATTGTACCACAAGGCTATAAGGATCATAGAGGATCTCCACATTGGAATGTTGGTTCATGGACACGTGATAGTATTGTAGACGATATAGGTTTTATAAGTGCATTAATTGATAAAATAAATGAAAATTATAAAGTAGACTTGGATAGAGTTTACAGCTATGGGAATTCCAATGGCGGATATTTTAGTTTTGAATTGGC